TCTTCATCTTCTTCCTCTTCATCTTCTTCTTCCCCTTCCTCTTCATCTTTTTCCTCTTCTTCATTTTCTTCCTCTGATTTAATTTTTTTATTTTTTTTAAATTCTAAAAATTCTAAATAATCTTCATCATATTGTAATAATGGTTCTTGTTTTTCTTCTTTAATTTTATTATTATTTTTTTCTTTTTCTAATAATTTATTTTGATTATTTCTAAATTGTTCTTCAATTATTTCAGGTTGTTGATGATTTCTTACATTATTAATATAGTTTCTTCTTCTATTCATCTGCATTTGTATTATATTATCAACCGATGGTCCATTTCTTGGTTGATATCTATTATATGGTCCTCTAAACATTATTATGTAGTAAATATATATAAATTATTCATTTATTAAACTTAATCTATATTTTTCAATTATTTCATAATATTCTGATTTAGTATTAATATATGGTATTAAATTTTGAGATGATTTACCATTTGCAAAATAATAAATATTTAATAACATTTCTTTTGGTATTCTTGATTCATTTACAGATAATGATGATATAGAATTTACTTTTTTATCATAGTCCATTATTTTTTCTAAATTTAATTTATTAATATTATCTATTAATTCATTTCCAGTTATATTTTTAATAGAATATTTGCTTTTATTATCAGTATATGCAATATATAATCCATTATCTAATATTTCTTTTCTAAATTTTTTTTTATATTCTACAAAATTTTTAATTTTTTTTTTATTTTCTTCTTGAATTAATAGTCTACTTAATCTATCTTTTTTCTTATTATTTTTATTATTTCTATATTCAATACATTTACTACATTGTTTTTTTTGTTCAGTTGAATAATAATCAACTAAATGTAATAATTTAGAATTAATATATCTAATATCATCAAATTGAACACAAATTAATGATCTAGAACACTTAATCATTTTTTTTACAACAATACCAACTTCACCTGTTTTATTATAAATTACTCTTGTCCCTGGTGTGAAATATCTATGTGATGTGGGTCTATAATGGATACCATTAGTAAAATATACACCTGTATTTTGTTTTTTTCCATTTTTACTACTCGGCATTTTTTTAATTATAAATATATATTAAAATAAAACTTTATATAGTAAAAAAAATATATATTAATAGTTTTAAATTATATAGAAGATTCAATTTTAGATTTAATCATTAAAATAATATTTTGAATATCAACAATAACATTGGTTAAAAATTCACATATATATTGAATTTTTTGTTGTTCTGTATAATCTGTAGGTAATATCATAAAATTAATAACAATTTTTTTTATAAGTGGATGTGGTTTTTTATAACCACATATTTGTATAAATGTATCATTAGTAATATATTTATTTACAGCATGACTTTGAATTATTGATCCCGTTGTATCATCTTCATCATCAATACTAATTTGATATGTTTGATCATTTTTAAATCGTTTAATATTATATTTACCAATAGTTAAATCACTTTGTTTTAGCATATTTTTAATATTATCTTCAATATTAATAAATTTATCATGTAAAATATCAATTGATTGAATTAAAACTTCTTTTGGTGTATGAATATGATTTGATACAATTTCAAAGTTAAACCAATATGGTTCTTCATTATTGTCTTTATGAAAATATCTTTCACTTTCAGATAGTTCTAAACTTTTAGAAAAAGCATCAATATCATTTTTTTTTTTAATTTTATTAATTTCTATTTTATCTTTTAAAACTTGTTTAAAATATTCTTTATCTTTTTTAAATGTATAAACAACAGTAGATAAATTTTGAAATCTAGCATTTTCTCTAGAAATACCAACAGAAGGTGAACAATATAATTTAATTTTTTCATTATCCATATCTGAGTTTGTTGATTTTAATTCGGTAATTAAGAAATAATTATCTTTTTTATTAAATGAGAATGGTCTAAAAATATCTTTTTTCTTTTTATCAGATAATTTATTTTTTAAATCATAGTATTCTTTATTAACATTATTTAATTTAAGTAAAATATTTTCTTCATCAGGTATATCAGCCATTAAAGATTGTTTTTCAATTAAATCTTTTGTAGTTTTATTTAATTCATAAATATTAAATAAATCAGTTGTAATATTTATCAATGGTTCATCATATTCATTAATATCTAATTCAAATAAATATGATTTATGAAAATCTATAGGATTAATATATAATGGAATTAAGGCTATTCTACTTTTTAAAAATTCGTTATGTAAAGCACCAGAATTTTCTTCAATAACAATATCATTATCATTAAATGCAACAGTTTTAATTTCTGTTAATAAAATACGACGAATACCATTAATAAATGATTTATTTAAACCATATTCTTTATTACCTTTAATTTCAAATACCAGACCATTATTATTTAATTCGGTAGTTTTAATATTTGTAATATCAACATGGAAATCTTGATATGTAGATTCAGACATTTATTATTATATTACTATAAATATTTTTAAATATTTTCAAATTATGTTTAAAAAAATAAATATAAATATTAATATTAATTAAAAATGAGCAAAACAATATATATTAGTAGAAGATGCGAACATTGTCATGAGTTATTAATAATATTACATAAAAATAAAGAAAAATTAAAATTTCGTGTAGTAGATGTTGATACTAATTCATATCCAAATACAGTTAAAAGTGTTCCATGTATGGTAATTGGAGATAAAATATTACCTGGTCCAGAATTATTTAAATACTTGGAACATTTAGTAAATGAAAATGGCGATAAAAAAACAATTGTAAAATCTCTACCGGGGGAACCAGATAAAAATATGTCATCTAATAATGTTAATAAAGAAAAATTATCACAAGATCAATTATCGCGTGAACCAATGAGTAATGTAAATGAAAATGAACCAGGTGGATATTGTTTTGGTGGTTCATGTGATTTAAGTTTTTCATCTATTGAAGGTGATAATATGTTGAATGATAATTATGAATATTTAAATTCAGTAGAACAAAAAATATCAACTGATCAGAGATCAATGAATGATACAAGAAAAGAAAAAAGTGCACAAATGGATTCAGACTATGAAAGAATGATGGAATCAAGAAAATTACAACAACCAGAATTAAGACCGCGGTAAATAATTTAAATAAATATTATATTAAATATATTATAATATGGATTTAAATGAGCAAATTTTACAAGTTTTTAAAAATACAATAAATACAATAATAGATATATTACCACAAGGTGAAACACAGTTAACAATAATGAGTAAATATGAAGAAATTTTAAATATGGATAAATTAATTTTAGAAAATAATAAAATTATATCAGAATTTATGAATAGAGTAGATAATATATCAAAAAAAATATTAAATAAAGATGAAAGTATATTTGAAGAAAATATTTTTGAAAATATACCTATGAAAACAATATGGTCTGAACACATGGAAGATATTGATAAAAATAAAATTTGGAAATATTTACAAACATTTTGTGTTATAAATATTAATTTAAATAGTAGTAATGAATTAAAGAAATTATTAACAGGTGAATCAAATGAAATTAAAAAAGAAAATAAAAAAGATATTAAAGATTTAAAAAAATTAAAAAAATTAAAAAGTAGTATAAATGATATTAGTAAAGAAGAAGAAGAATATAATAAACAAAATAAAGATGAATTATCTGGATTAGAGGGTGTTTTTGAAAATACAGGAATTGGTAAATTAGCTAAAAATATAGCAGAAAATATGGATTTTAATTCAATGATGGGAGATATTGATCCAAATGAAACAGATATGAATAAAGTTATGCAGAATATGATGAATCCAGGAAATTTTATGAATATATTTAATGATATAAATGCTAAAGTTAAACAACAAATTGATAGAGGTGATATATCAGAAGAAACATTAACAAATGAAGCACAACAATTATATGGCAATTTTTCTAAAAATCCATTATTTTCAAATATGATGAATAATCCAGAATTACAAAAAAAGCAAGAACAAATGAAAAAACCGAATGAAAATACAAAGACAAATGAAACACAAGAAAGATTAAGAAAAAAATTAAATAAAAAACAGCAAAATAATGTATAAATAATATATTATATATAATATTATGGAAGTTCCTTTTTGGTATAATGATCCTTTAATATTAATAAATTATAATTATATTTTTGAAATAATTCCATTTAAGAATTATAGTTATAATAGAAAATTAAATTCAATTATGAGATTTACAATAATATATTCAATTATAGTATATATTATTAATAATAATAGTAGTATTTTTTGTTTACCATTTATTACATTATTAATTACGTTATATTTGTATAGATATCCAATAAATATTAAAAAAAATAAAGTAAAGAATAAAACATTAGAGGGCTTTATGAATGAAAATAACAAAAATAGAAAAAATTTAGAAGAATTAGAAAATTCAAATATATTTATTGACTGTAATAATATAGATGAAAATATATATAGAAAACCAACATTAGATAATCCAATGATGAATTTGAATTTAATAACAGGTACACCAAATAATTCACCAGAATGGCATCAAGAGGGAAAAGAAAAAAGAAAAAATTCAAATCCAGATTTATTAAGAGCAATACCAACATTTGATAATATTTGTGTTGCAGATATGGTAAATGAAAAATTAGATTACGGGTTATATAGAGATCCAAATGATATATGGGGAACAAGAAATTCAAATAGACAATTTTATACAATGCCAAATACAACAATAGATAATCATAAAGTTGATCTTGGAAAATGGTTATATCAAACACCACCAACATGTAAAGAAGGAAATGGTTTACAATGTTCTGCTAATATACCAAGTTTATTACAATTAGGACATATAGCTGGATGGACAGCACCTGGAAAATAAGATATTAATGTATAAATAAAATATTATAATAAATATAATATGTCGGAACAAACTGTCAAACTACCAAGTGTAAATATAACAACAAGTGGTGAATTTCAAGAGACTTCTAATCCAGAATTATTTAACTTAACAAGTATTGAAAATGATCAATATTATAGAGAATTAAATACAATTCAATCTTTAAAAGTAGGTGTATATGATTTAGCTAATTTTATACCAGATGATTGTGGACAAAAAAAAGCTAGAGATATTCAAGTAAGTCAGCCAGCCATAAATTTTAATGCTGGACATACTGGTGGTAAAAATGGTTGTTTAATGGATATTGATAATAATTTAAGAACTGGTACATTAACAAATAAAAATTATATTAATCAAATATTTACAAGATTAACACCAACAGCACCATATGTTAGGGGATTATATGATGTTGAAGTTGAATCAAGATTACAACCAGGTGAAAAAACAGATGTACATAAATCATGTGATACTTTATCAGGTATATCATTATTATCTCATTATTATACTCCAATGATTGATAGATTAAAAAATAATATTCAAAATCCAAATTTTTTAATACAAGAAAATTCTGATGAAAGTTGGGTTAGAGGTGGACAATCAACCAGACAAATGATGAGAAATATTGATAAAATGAATAATTAAAATATTATAATATATTATATTATATTATGGAAGATTATGCACCTATAGATTTTACTGTTAATAATAATAAAGTAGATGAAATTAAAAATAATATTATGTTTCAAGAAAAAGAACAGAGAGATATGTCAAATAATATATTAAATTATGAATTAGATACAAATAGAAATGTATCAAATAATAATGTTTTTCCAACAGATCCAAGTATTATTACACAAAAATTAGGAAATGAAGCACCACCATCATTAATTGATTATAATTCAAAAATTTTAAATATGGATCGTAAATTAAATAAAGATATATATATAAATTCGATCGATCCACAATCAAATCAATTAAATTTTAATGATGGTTTTATTAATCAAGAATCAACTAGATTAAATAATCCAACACTTGATTTAAGAGGAGTTGGACCCAATAGATTCTATAAATTATTAAGAAACCCACAAGAAAATGTAATTCAACCT